TCAATTATACTTTTGTGCTGCTCGTTTGCATATATTGCTTGTGCCATTGCCCAAAGTTATAAAAAATATTATTCTATTCCTTTTTCTTTTTTTAAGTTTTTAACAGCTTCTTTGTAATAACTTATTTTTTCTTCGTAATCAACTCTTGAAAACTTTTGAATTTGTCTTGCTTTATATTGTAATTCTTCAGCAGTTCCTTCTCCATACTTTGCGTCAATAGCTAAAGCAAAGCGATACTGTTCACCGCCACGAAACATATTACAAGCAACACATTGTGCGGAACAATTTTGTTCATCATATCTTGTTGCCATAAAACGTCTGCTTTGAAAATGACCACATTGCATACCTGATTTGTAATAGGAAACCTTTGAGCAAGTTATACATTGACATAAGCCATTAATAGAATCTCTTAACCTTATATAAAGACTAAAATATTTATCTAGTTCTTTTTTTAATTTGCTTATTGTCTTTTTTACCATATTGCTTGTTGAACAAATTGTTTTGGCGGTTTATTATATATATATTTTGCAATAGTAGTATTTCTGTTAAATCTAGTTTTTTTAGTTAAGGGTTTGCTGTCTATGCTATAACCATCTTTTCTATGGTTAAATATAATGGCTGACAATCTAGTTGCCCCATATTCTCTTATTGCTTCATAACTTGTAATACTCCCATAAGTTTTTAAATGCCACAAAATAGCGTCTGATTGGCTTTTAACTTGTTCTCTTGTAATTGTTATTGTTTTCATCTTAATTCTCTTATTAGCCACATTACAATAGCTGTTATTATTACCCAACCTATCATTTTATTAGTTTTATTTGTTCTTGATAATAAGGAACTTGTTTTGGGTCTTTGCCCATTGTTCTTACTAAATATGTAGCTTCATCAATTGTTTTTTTGTGCTGAATTATCCACTTATAAAAAGTACGTATATTTAAAAATGGTTCATCTTTTCCAAACCTAACTCCTTGATAAAAAGCGTCTTGCACTTGGTTAAAAGTCATGTTGCCAAAGCGTTTTTCTCTAATTAAATCAGTAGCAAATATTTTACTTAAATTAGCTAAAGTTTGTCTGTCAGTTTTGTGTCCTATTTCTACTCCCGTTTTTGCTATTAAATCAAGCACTTTTTCAGTTAATTCTTTTATATCTTCTTGGTATAATGGTTTCATTTTAATAATTTTTTTGCTTCTTGCCATTCATTAATTTGTGAGTGTAACTTGCCCATAGTTGTATTATTTGTTTCTCGGCGTTCCCAAGTTCTTATACAAGCTTTCCAATCTTTCATTTTATTTTTACCTATTTGCCAATTCTTACTTTCATAAAAATCAATAAAAGCTTCTGAATCAATATTATTATTGCGTAAGATACAATAATTTTTAACTTCATCTAAAGTTGGTTTTTTAAAACGCACCTCTTTATTACTATACGTAGTATTATTGTTATTAATAGTATTGTTATTCTTTAACAATTTTGTTAATACCTCTTTATCATTTTTGTTAATACCCTCATAACAAATTTGTATATACCTATTAGCAATTTCTTTACTACCCTCTTTGTATGTAAAGCTAATCTTAATAAAACCATTTCGCTTTAACTCACTAATCCATCTTGAAATAGTTACTTTGTTTTTACCATATAATTTACTAAAGTATTGATTTGAAGCAAAGCATACGCCATTCATTTGTAGTAAAGCAGTTATTTCAGCATATAGTAACTTGGCATTAGGTGTAATATCTGCATATCTTACGTGAGCCGGAATATAAGAATAATAGTTAGGTTTTTCCATTATATAATTTTGACAGTATAGTGATAATTCTCCAAAGCAAAACTAATATTTTTTAATTGATTTAAATAATCAAAGTAAGAAGTTTCTACAAAACAAATAGCTTCAGCACTTTTTACTTCTAGCAATACTTCACATTTTTTTGATTCAACTACTTTTATTTTGTTTTTTATTAAGTGATTTTTTAAATGACTTTTACTTACAAATATGTTTTTTTCTCCTTCCAAATTTTTATATTCGTGATAAATCTTAATAAAAGTATCTCTATAAATATCACAATTTTCAAACTTTTTTTTGTGTGCATTTTCATAGTGATATGTAGATGTTCTGTCTTTCATAAGAACTTTAGCTATAACATTCCTATCTATATTTTCTTCTGTTAATGCTATATAACAAGCTGAAGCTCTAGCTGCTTGTATGTTTTTTTTTCTATTTTTAAAAGATAAAGAACCTTCTTGCAATCCTGAAACTCTTGTTGCAATACTGCAAATAGCTTTAAAATTTAATTCTTCTGTCATTTTAAAAAGGGCTGTCATCTGAAGTTATAAAATCAGTAGGGCTAAAATCTTTTTTCTTTTCAACATTGTTTTTATTTGTAAAATGATAACCATCTATATTATGGTAGTATTTGCCATTGTATTCTCTTGAATAAACATTACACAAAATAGCAACTTCCATGCCTACTTCTAATTTGTTCAAATGCTTTATCTTTTCTTCGCCAAAAGCACTTACTGCAATTAAATTGTTAAATTCATTACCATTATCTATAATAACTGTTTGTTTTTCCCAAGGTTTACCCGCCTTACTTGTTCCTGATTCTGCTTGAAGCTTTTTTACTAATTTTCCCGTTACTTCCATTTTTATTATTTATTTTATTAATACTAGGTTTTTCTTTTTCACATCTAGGACATTCAACTACAAAATCTGTATCTCTATATTCGTGATGTTTATAACAATAATCTATGCTCATTTTTTAGTTTTTATTATTTCTAAAATTGATTGTAGTTTTTTTCTTGATTCAATAAGTTGCATTTTTAAATTAAAATTGTTTTCTCTTACTCTTTCATTTTCTTTACGCAAATATTGAATTTGGTCGTTTTCTTCTAAAGGTGTGTTAATACTGTTTTTAGGCATATAATTTTCCATATTTAATTATTTAGTTAGTAAAAAAGAAAGCGGAAAGGAATTGATATGTCGGCTACAAAGTATAACTGCAAAATTATTACATTGTTTATATCTAACCCTTCCACTATCTATGTTATTCTCTTTTAAAGTTTTCGCTTTCATCTTCCCCAAATACTCCTAGCTCATAAAAACCCGTAAGCTTTAATACTGCTCTACTCATAGCTCTTTTTTCAGCCATCTCCATCACATACCAAGTATTGCAGTTACCATCTTTAAAGCCCCCTTTTAAAGCTGAACCAAAAGTTTGTATTGATGTATCATTTTTTGTAGCGTTTGCTTTTACTACACAAAAATCTCTTTCACAATTTATTACTTCATAATCAATACTAATATTTTCTATTGCTTGAATTTTGTCTATACCACTTCTTGTTATTATTACATAATGTTGGTGCTTAAATACATCTTCTTTATCTAAGCCATAATGTAAATACTTTTCTTTAATCTTTTCTGTTTTCATTTTAGTTCGCCTATATAAGTGACTAGGACTTTCGTCTGTTAATAATTTTGTTAAAAATACAAATTTATTTTGTTTTTATGTGTTTTATTAATTGTTCTTTTATATATTCTATTTGCTCTTTATCTATCCAATTAAGAAAGTCATAAGCGTCAAAACAAACTTGAAAATCTTTTCCATATTCATCTGTTCCTCTTAAATACAATTCTCCATCACAACATTGAAAAGTGTTAAGATTGTTCATTGCTTTGTGTATTAAATCTGTTTTCATATCGTTGTTATTAAAGCTTTGTTATTATTTTGTTTATCATATATTTTCTTATACTCTTTGAGCTTGTTTTCTACAATCTTATTTTGCTCAATAGCTTCTTGTTCTCCAAATCTGCTTTTTAGATTTTCATACCAATAAGAACCTTTTGGCTCAACCTTGTAGTTGTAACATTCATCAACATTCATTCCCGTTAGCTCTATATAAGTATCTAAAGCTTCATTAATTTGTTCTTGTGTTCCGAATATTCTAATACTTGGTTCTACTTTCTTTAAGTCTGCAAACCACCCATCTTTAGACAAGCTAGATATTGTTTTATATACTCCATTGTTATAGAAATGGAAATCTTGTGCTAGTAATTCCATTGTGTATTGTCTTTAAAGTTATAGTATTCAGTTTTGATTTTAACAAATAAGTCTATTACTTGTTCATCAACTGACTTTTCTAATAAGAATTTTTTGTGTTCTAACTCTATACTTCTTAGTAATATCAATAAACTATCTGATATTTTGTTAAGCCATATTGGGTTTTCTTTTATTACATCTAATATAGATATAATAGCTTCTTGCTTGTTAGTAGCTTCTAGCATTGTGTAATTTGATTTCATTTTAATTTTATTTAATTTAACTTAGTTTTACGTGGACAAAGATAAACAAATAAAACAATACTCACAACTTTTCACACAAAGTTATTAACAATTTAGATGTTAAGAAGAAGAAGAATAAAAATTATAAGAAAATATAGGGTGTATAACTGCCAAGTAGTTTCTTTTTCCATTATAAAGGCATAGGTTCTATAATAGGAAGTTTGCCTGAATCTAATATAACTGCACAACCAAGTATAGGTTTAGCAGTATGAAACTTAGCATAGCCATAAGCAAAAGACTTGTAATCTATGCCATTCGGGCATTGAACGCCAAATTTTAATTCGTTTAAAGACGCTGTAAAATCAACAAAACTTTGTGTGTGTATATGACCTTGAACCATAGATGACCCCCAATTTTGCACACGCTTCATTATACCTTTGCCACTACACCCCGTACCGTGTGTATATAATACGTTATCGTGTACGAATTGTTCTTCAAAAACCCAATCAGGACAGCCAAGAACTTCGTTCAGATTTCTTACCCATCTTTTATCAATTCCTGAATCTTCTGCCTTCCGAGCTATAATCAAATCATGATTACCCAAAGTTATTGTAATACCATGAGGAACAGTATCATTGTTAAATTCTTTATACCAATCTTTAATTTGTTCTATTGCCATTGTCAATTCATATTTACCATCTGTTTCTGTCGAAGTGTGATGAAATGACGCAAAATGTGAATCTATTATATCGCCGGTCATTGATACAGCATTACAGTTATATTTGTGATAAATATCAACACAATGTTGAAGATAATTTCGGTGGGTGTATGGGAGATGAATATCACCCACCACCAACCTATTTACCTTATTGCTGCGAAGATTCTTTATAACTTGAATTTCGTGAGGTTTTAATCTAAACCTATTATATGAATCAGGTTTTTTATTTTTTTGACTTTCCAAAATCAGCTAAAGATTGTCCGCCTAACATAGCGATTAAACTCCACCAAATTTTTGATACAGAATCTTCATCAACCCCTAGATAGTTTGCAATCATAGGAACTAAAATTGATGAAATTCCTAACCACACCTTCTTAGAAGATAATAGTTGTGTAATTATGTAATTTTTCATGTTATCTATTTTTAATTATTAATTTTATATTCTTGCCACCCAAATTTATAATTTCTTTCATAAGTAAATCCATAGCTAAAGTTGAATTATAAACAATGTTATGTTGGCTTCCTTTTCCTACTAGAATACAGCCTCTTGAATCTTTAGCGGTATTACCTCTATGAAATAGTATATAATCTCGGTTTGGCACATCTTCAACTAGTAAGTGTAAATAATCTCTAGTCGCACTTTCTCTTGGGTATCTCATTCTTACAGAATATTCTCCGGCCGGAATACTTGATATACTTTTTTGATTATCTTTATAAGGCAACTCTAAAGTATCACAAAACAATTCTCCGTTTACAAAAAGCTCACCTACAATACTTTCTTCTGTAAACATTTCTCTTATTATTAAGAGGTTTATATGACTTTGATTAGAGATAGTATGCTTTGTAAATTTTACACCCTTTAACTTCTTTAATAAGCTCCTTACGCATTTTAACACTTTTTTCTTTGTTTTTGTTATACTTAGGATTTGTGCTGTTTAGTTTACGCTTTTTCATTTTTTAAATTTTATGAATTTATAAATAGTAAAACATATTGCTAGAATTAAAGAAACAAAAGTTAAAATCTCATTGGCTTCAACTAAAGAAACTCCAATCGCACTTCCGTTAGCTATTCCTACTTGAAGCGTGTCTTTTAGGTCGTTCATTTGTGTTAGGTTTTGGCTTACTTTCCAAGTAGGATTTTAGCTTAGTTATGTTAATTTTTTTTGGTTTGTAGTGTTTTTTCATATATTTAATAATCACTTGAAGATAAAAAATCTCTTAAAGTTAATTTACCCCCTTTTTGCATTGGTCTTTCTAAGTTCATTCCGTTGTAGTATGCGTTTTTATCAGGATTGACATTAGCACCACTATTTGTATTGTATTCAGGAAAACTAGAACTATTATTACAAATATACTTAATCATTCTTTCCGTATAATATTCTGCTGTATTTCTGATTTCTTCTCTAAGGTGTTGTGCTTCTTCAGTTGATAAGCTAGTTCCCGTTTCTGAAGTTTTAGAATAAATATTACCGTTTTCAATTTTAAATCTAAGATAGGGTACAGCGTGAAAAAAAGCCCATTGCGGTAGCATATCGCCTATGTAATCATCTAGCAAAGTTTTATAAGCAGCATTAGCAACATTGCCTATTGTTCCGGCTGTAATTAAATCTTTTAGCTTTTGGTTTAAATTAGTTCCTAGCTTTGTTTCTACATAAAGCTTTTGTGCTTGTCTAACATAAGGAAGTAGTATGTTTGTATCTACATTCAAATTAATTGCAGTAGATTCTTTTAATTTCTGTTCTGATATAAATAAAACGTATGCCATAATTTTTTATTCTAAAAATCCTTGATTAACCATAGTTTTAGGAGCTTTAGCAACTAAACTATCATTTCTTTTAACTGTAAAACCTTCACTTCTTGCTTTTGTTACAGACACTATTTTGTCTGTTGTTATATTGTCAGGGTAAACAACAAAATCATCATCACTTGCCGGAGCTTTAAATATTCTACGCTTCCAATAATGATGACAATTTCCGCCGCCTTTCCATAACCAAATTGAATAAGTATTAGCACCTCTTGGCCCCCAACCCGGATTCACAGCTTTAGTTCCCATACTAATTATGTTTTCTTTACGATACATTTTATTAGCTCTCATCATTTGTCTGCAAAAATCTCTAGTTTCACCCTCTTGACTTAAAGCATTATTTTTAGTATAAACATATCTTACTTTATAAAAAGCTGTTTTGTTTTTATTAAGCCCATCTTGCTCACTTCTAGTGTTTGGTGTTGCTCTACCGGTTGAAACAAAATTAAATTTTTCACTAGCTACTTTATTTAATTCAGCTTCAAAATCAAAATCTTCATGTTCTTCTTCTACTTTTTCTTCATCTACTAATTCCCAACCTTCAGGAATATCCTCTCCAAATTCTTCAATACATTTTTCTAGTTCAGTTTTTTCTACACTACAATTACATTTTTTTAAATTAGTTATTTGTTCGTGATTTTCGCAAGGCATATAATAAGTGTTGCCATCTTGCGTGTGTTGGTGATAGCCATTACAACCCATTTCTTTAGCTTTTGCTTCAGCTTCTTCTATTGTGTCATACAAAGGCAATTCAACACCATCAGTAACCATACTGCCTACTTTAGCCATTTTTACTTCTTGCTCTACTGTTGCTTCATCTTCATCAAGTGGTGCAAGTCCAATCGCTTCTCTTATTTCATCTTGCGTTGTAACTTCGCGTATAGTTTTAGAATCAAATTGAACAGTAATTGGTTTTAACTGAACAAACTCTACTTCTAAATCCATATTGTTTACAGAAAATATAGTTTGTAAAGTATCTAAAATGTTTAATTGAAATGGTCTTACAACTGTATTAGTATAGAAGTTTGCAGCGTTTATAAGCTCGTCTGTGTTGCTTGAGAACCCATTAGTGCTATCTATCCCTAAAAGTGTCTTAGAAGTAACCCTATGCCCCGTAAGTATGTTTTGCACTAATAGTTCTTGAAGTGCTAAATACTGTTTATCTGCGTCAGAAACGCTTATAGGTGTAATCTCAGGAGTTCTAGTCTTATCATCTGAAAAGGTTAAAACAAACTTTCCTGAGTTCTTAGCCCCCGTGAACTTATCAGCTAAACTTTGCTCTATTTGCCTTCTCTCATCAGCCGTAGGCACTCCATTTGCGAAACTGATGAAATACGAACCACTAAAACCATTTTCAATATTGTTTAAGTGAAACTCAGCTACTCTTTGGTCAACTAAAGCCCAATTACAAGCGGCTATATAATCAGGAGTGTGATATATATCCATATTTGGGCTGTAAGCA